CAATGTCTTTAACTAGGAATTGCCATTTGTTTCTTTGTCTGCCTGTCATAATATATATGTGGCAAACTTTTCCTAATTCTCTTTTGATAAGTTCTGTAACAACTACACCAAAATACTTTTCTCTTGTTGTCTTCTTATCTTTATCCCAAAGAACCCAAACTTGAAACTTATTTTCTTTTGACTTCTCTAAGACGAAACTTGAACTTGTAAGATTACCTGAATAAGCTAGAGCATCTTTAATATCTTTTTCAATTAATGACCAAACTGTGTCTAATTGTTCAGCAGGTATTCTAACTAATTTCATAAATAGTTAATATCTATACTATACTTAAGCACTCTTTTCGTCAAATATTTCTAAGAAACTAATTATTCCTTCAATCTTATCAGCTACCCCTACCTGTATTTTTAATATGTCTCCAGACTCCATAATAATAGCAGACAATGCTCCATTTTCTGTAGTACCTGCAGCCATAGTTGAGTGATAAATTTCATAAGTAGCACTAGCAGAAGTATCTGTTATAGATATTTCAATAAGATTATTTGAACTATGTTCGTTTGTTATTTGAATACTTTTAATAATTGTAGTTCTGCCTGTAGGTACAGTATATATAGATGTTAAATCTGTAGTGCTTAAAGCAAATCCTTGATTTTTATATACGTTAGCCATAAATATTATTTAGGAATATCTGATTTAACTTGTGAAATTCTAAGTTTCCAATTGTCTATTCCATGATCGTAAATTTCTTCTAATTGAGATTCCCAAGAATTGTAAGATTTTTTTCTTAAGTCTAAAATTACTCTTGCAACAACAGCATCATCAATTATTAGACCCCATTCCTGACAATATGTAAAATCAAATCCAGCTGGAACTGTACTTAATAAAGATAGTCCTATTTGTGCGTCTTGTGCATCTTTACACAAAAACAAAAAAGCATCACAGTTTGGTGTTTGTGCTATTATTGTAGCATATGATCTATCAATTGGATTTTTTGTTGTTCCAAAATAAGTTTCATAATTAGATGCTAGTATCTTATATAGTTTCATCTTCAACCCCCTTAAGTTCTATTTTTAATTTTGGGTTAGTATTACCTACAAGTATTTTAGTATCTTTAGGTATTAATCCCACTGTCTTTAAAGCGTTCCAAGTATAAGGATTGCTCATAGCATTTCTTAATTTAGCTGCTGAGGGTCTGCCATTAGCAATCATTTCAGCTTGTATTTCTCTACCAATATTTACAGTAAATTCATTTGCAGCATTGGCTTCGAACATTTCTTCGTCTGTATATCCTTTTATTCTTGTAGGTTCAGCAATAACATAAAGTTCTTTTAATAGTTTGTTTAGTATTTTAATTTCAGCTTCATTAAGTCTATATGCTTCTTCAGCAGTTTTTTGATGACTTTCTATTTCCATAATTTGTGCTTTAAGTTCTAGTATATCTTCTTCTAAGCCAATTTCGTTTTCAAGTCGTTTTAATTTAGCAAGTTTAGATTGATATTTTAATTCAGAAACTTGTTCTAGTACACCAGCTCTTACTCTACCTTCAAGAAATCCTTTAAGAGTTTTAATTTTTTCCCAAGCTGTATCGCCTATAACTTGGTATCTGTAATTAAATTCTGTGTTTAGTTTTGAAGCCATGTTTTTTTTTCCTTTATGTTGTTATTAATTTTATCCACCAAATCCTGTTGCTGCTAAAGATGCTCTTGCAGTACCAACTCCTGCTACGTCTGATGCTACCACTCCTGAATTAGAAATTAAATTTTTTAACGAAGACCAACCACCATCAGCAGTATCACCATATGCAAAAACTGCTTTGTCACCACCATAAGATGCTGCTGCTAAACTATGTCTTGCTGTTCCTACTCCAGTAGTATCTGATGCTACAACTCCACTATTTGAAATTAAATTAGTTGTTGAAGTAATAGTGCCTGTAGCTGTGCCAAAACCAACTATGGCTTTATCTCCACCATATACAGCTGCAGCAGAGCCAATTTTAGCTGTGCCAGAAACGCTAGTATCACTTGCTATAACTCCTGAACTACTAACTAAATTGCTTATTTGATACTGAGTACCACCATTATTACCATAAATAAAAATACCTTTATCATCACCAAAACCTGTTGCAGATAAATGTTGTCTTGCAGTTCCGACACCAGTAACGTCAGTGGCTACTACTCCTGAAGTAGATACCTTATTAGACATTGACACTACACCACCAGTATTACCATAAGCAAATATTGCTTCTCCAGTTCCAAAAGTACAAGCTGCTAATTGAAATCTAGCACTTCCAACACCTGTAACATCTGCACTAATTACCCCAATATTAGATACTAAATTAGTTAGTGAAAAACTACTACCAGTTCTTCCATATCCAATTATACCTTTATCGCCACCATAAGAAGTTCCTGTTAAATCACTTCTAGCACTTCCAACTCCTGTTACATCAGCAGCTATTACTCCTAATCCTGAAAGTATATTAGACATTGAAACTCTAGAACCAGTATAACCATATGCAAATATAGCTTGTGATATTGTTGGTGCATTAGCTACTTCTTTATCTAAGAATGGAATCCAACCTTTTGCAGCACCTGAATAAATTATGTTTAAAGATTGACCACTTATATTGTATTCAACTGTAAAAGAATCTGTTTCTCCTTGATATTTTAAACCATTGCTATCTATTATAATTTTGTTTGTTCCCCAAGTTCTAGCATAATCAGAAAATTTAATTTCATCTCCAGCACTAGCTGAACTAGGTAAAGTTATAGTGCAAGTGTTAGATGTTGTATTAATCCAATAGCCTCTACCAGCTACTGCTGTTAAAGTTGAACCAGTTACGATTGTTTGCCATTCAATACCAGCATCAACTGCTCCCCAACTTAAATCTGTTCCATCTGATGTTAATACTGTACCAGCACCACCTTTAGTTAAAATTGCTGTAGCTGCACTTGCATTACCATAAATAATGCTACCTCTACTTAATGCGTCAAGAGTATCTATTTCTGCTGCTGTAGCATCTATAGCTGCAAGTTTAGTTAAGTCAGCTTGAACTAATCCACTAACACCATCTAATAAATTTAATTCTGTAGCAGTTGAAGTTACTGCAACATCTTCATTTATTTTTGGTGAAGTTAAAGTCTTGTTTGTTAAAGTTTGTGTAGCAGCTAAACCAGCAAAACTGTCTGATTGTAAAGCAGTATTAAATTCTGATAATGAGCCTGTTAAACTATTACCAGTTCCACCTAAATCAAATGTTTTATTAGTTAATGTATCAGTTGTTGCTTTACCAATTAATGTATCTGTTGCAGCTGGTAATGTTACTGTAACATCATCTGTCGCTGCTGCACCTTTTAAAGTAACAGAGTTTGTTCCATTATCAGTATCTTCTTTAAATGCTATTGCACCAGCACTAGATGCTGAACCACTTATTGTAGGTGTTGCAACTATTGGAGAAGTTAAAGTTTTGTTTGTTAAAGTTTGTGCAGTTGTTTTATCTACAGTTGTTCCTGTATCAATTGCTATTGTTCCAGCAGATGTAATAGTACCACCAGATAAACCAGTACCAGCTACAATAGAAGTTACTGTTCCTGAGTTGCTTGGTGTGACAACAGTATAAGTAATTGCAGTTGAACCAACTGATCCTGTGTTATTAGTAGTACATAAAAATATTTTATTATCATTTACACTACCTTGATTAACTACAACCATACCACCAGATAATTCTGCAATAGAATCATGTTCAGGATCTCTTGATGCTGCACCAGCACCATTTGCTACTGCAAGGTATAAACCATTTTCAGTATCTGTACTTTGATTTTTTAAAAGAACTCTATCTCCAGCAACTAAAGTAATACCATCTATTGCATCACCAGCTTCAAGTGCATTTGATATATTAACATTTGCTGTTGAAGCACACTCTGCAATAGTTCTAGTTCTTAAACCAGCAATTGCTTGGTCAACATAAGATTTAGTAGATGCGTCTGAATTATTTGATGGTTCACCTAATCCTGTAACTGATCCACCTGATATTGAAACATTGTTTGCTGCTTGTGTAGCAATACTACCTAGTCCTAAAGAAGTTCTAGCAGTAGCACCACTTTCGGCTACCCAAGTTGATCCATTACCAACAATTAAATTACTATCTGTTTTTGCTAAAGCACCAATTGCAGTTAAGTCTGCATCACTAGCTTGTTTAGCATCTAGTTGAGTTTGGATTGCAGATGATACTCCATCTAAATATCCTAATTCAGTTGATGTAACTGCACTAACTTCTACTTTACCAGATCCATTTGATGTTAAAGCTCTTGAAGCTGTTAAATCTTCGGTATCAATAGTAGTTGCTGCACCAGTAATGGTAGCATTTTTAGCATTAAGTTGTGTTTGAACATTTGAACTTACACCATCAAGATAACTTAACTCTGTTGAAGTTACATCTGATACTGCAATTTTTTGTGAGCCATTAGATATTACTGCCCTGTTAGCAGTTAAACTTTCTGTATCAATCGTTGTAGCTGATCCAGTTATAGTAGCATTTTTTGCATCTAGTTGAGTTTGTAAATCTGATGTAACTCCATTTAAATAATTAAATTCTGTTGTTGAAACATCTCCTCCACCAATTCTTGTAGCATCAATTGCTTTAGGTATTGATTTAGTAGTTAATGCAGCTAAATAAACATCAATTGTTTCAGAAGATAATGAGCCACTATCCCAAACTACTGTAACTGTTGTATTAGTTGAAAAAGCAACAGCAGAAATTGTTCCATAAATAGTTCCAGGTGTAGCTGCTATAACTTTAATTCTTCTACCAACTATATAAATGGTTCTTAAATCAATTCCAGCAATTGTGAAAGTTGTACCAGAAGCATAAGCAACTGTTGCTGCTCCACTTCCATCTCCATATTGAACCCATTCTGAGTCATTGTACCAATCTCTAGTATTCTTCATCAATGCTCTAATGGCATTGTTCAGGTTAGAAGGTAACATTCCTTCTGCTGTACTTATTCCATTTAAATCTGTATTACTTGATTGGGTTGTTGAATAATCTTTTATACCTGCCATTTTAATCTCCTATAAACCAAGCAAATACTTTATTATTTTCTTGATTTTTTTCATTTATTAATGCGTTAATAGCTTCCTCAATTTGTCTTTGAAAAAACTCTTGTGTTTCAAAACTGTATCTAACATTATCTATATCAGTTTTATCTGTCATCTCAACCCTGATCTTGATGCAACTAAATCTATTCCTTGTGCATCTTTCCAAGCTCCTCCACTTGGTATTTTAACATTAACTTTAACATATCTTCCAGATTGTCTTACTGGATTAATACCTGTTGAGTTCATGCTTGAAGAAGTTGATTCTGTAGCAATATCAGCAAGTCTATCTCTAGTTTTTAAAGTAACAGTAGCTGTTGCATCTACTATAGGTCTTACACTTATTATAGATGATCTTGTTCCTGGAAACAACTCTAATTCTGTAGTTTCTATTTCTCCAATATTATCTGTACCTGAAAAAATAGCAGCTTTGTAATCACTATCAATAGCACCTAGTAATAATTGTCCACCAGACCAAAAATCAGTATCTAATGATATATTAATATTATCTAAGTTTTCTGAAATAATATCCATTAACTCAACTGTATAAGCACCAACGAATTGTGAGAATATTGTACTAGCATTTGTAGTAGCAGTTGACCATTTTTGAGTAGCATAATTATAAATTAAAACTTTATCACAAATACCAGTAGTATTAGATGTATCAGCAGAAGATGGATATAACCAAATTGCTAATTGATTAAAAGGATCTGTAGCTGCAACTATTCTATCAGAGAATGCTTTGTTTAAATCTAAATCAAAAAATCTATTTACTTTCTCTGCACCTATTGCTGTAACTTGATCTCCATTAACTTCAAAGAATCCATCATCAGCATAAAAAAATACTCTACGATTATCTTGACATACAGTTCTTCCATATACTGCACCTCTATTAGGTGAAATTACTGATAACCTAAATACAGTTGCACCACCAACATAGTCCATACGAATTATTTGGTTTTGTCTAAATACATAACCAATCTCTCCAGATGTTATGTGAACAATTTGTCCACCTGAACCTGGCAAGTCTTGCAAGTCTGATTGTTTAGTACCAGATTCCCAAGTTGTAATATCATTAATTCCAGACCATTGTATTCTATTGGATGCTCCAACATGATTACCTGTTACTAAAAAATCTCTAATAACACCTGAACATTTAAATACTGGCACAGTACCTGAAGTTCCAATAGTTGAAAGATTTGCAAAAGCAGATGATGTACCCATTAAATAAAATTGAGCTGGATCTACACCATTACTAACAATTACATAATTTCCAAATTGAGTAAAGGTTATGTAATCAGTAGCATCTCCAGTTAAAGGAGTTCCACCTACAAAATTAGTTGTTGTTAATCTTGTGGTGTCAGATGAAACATTAGTTAAATTTTCTCCACCAATAGCAGCTCTTGTTACTGTTACAACTGCATCTGATACAGTTGCTGAAAAATCTGCATGACCATTAATTGTATTTTTTAAATTAGTTGCTGTTGTATTATTATTTGTTTGAACTTGAAATTGATTTGTAGATGGTGATCCTGTAACTGATGTAAATACTATTGTTGATCCATTATTTTTTTTTAAAGTAATTGTTTTACTAGCACCAATATTTGCATAATCTGAAACTGTAATAGTACAAGTCGCAAAGGAATTGCTTAACACTTTTCCACCTGCTCCTCTTTCTGTAAATGCTCCACCAGTTAATTCATAAAGAGTATCTTGTGTTGCTACAAAATTAAATACAGTATTAGCATTATCTCTAAAAGAACCTGCACCTCTTGAATCTTGTGTAATAGTATTTGTAGAATAATTAACTAATGAAGGAAATCTTTTGTAAGAATTTAAAGCATAGTAAACATTATTAGCAACATTAGCACCTGGATTGTTATGTTCTGGTTGATCTGGTAGCCATTCGCCAAAAGGTATTTGCATTATTTTCCTACTTTTTTAATAGATTTTTTGTGAGCTTTAGTAAAGCTCATTCCTTGTATCATTTCTTTAAGCATAATACTCATGTGTTTTTTAGTATGATGAGGTGAATGTTTTTTTAATAATTTTTTTTCTCTTTTATCTATCATGTTTTTTATCCATTGTTATTTGTAATAGTTCTTGATCTGTTGTTAAAAGAACCTGAAACAGCCACATCACCTCTTTGTTGTAAAGGTGCGTTTCCATATTGATCTTCTCTGTCATTTCTTTCAAGTCTTTCAAGAGCTGTTATATATTGTTGTTGCCATTGTTGAGTTTGTCTTGGTTCAATACCACCTAAAAAATTAGCAGCATGATATAAAGCACCATACAAATAAATTGAAGGGTGATTAGTTAAAATATAATTAGTTGCGTTAGAAGATGATAAAGCAGTAAATTCTTTATAATAATTTATAACTGCTGTATAAGAGCTTGAGGGAATTGGAGCAAATCTAAAATTATTACCAAGTATTGTAAATGTTCTTGGCATTCCAGTAGTTGAACCACCTTTAATTTGATCCATTTGAACAGGTGTAATATATTCTAAAGAATATTTAGTTCCACCTTCTAAAATATAAAAATCTCTAACTTGTAAAAAACCTGTTGGTAAAGTTTCTGTTTCAGAGTCAATAGTAAAAGAAGCATTTGATTCTATCATTCTACCAATTCTTAATTTAGAATTAAAATCTTTTTCAGCTAAAACAATAAAATCTCCAGCTATCTCAGTAGTTAAATCTGATCGGTTTAACCAATTAGCTAGGGATGCTTGTAGTTCTGTATAATTTGCTAATGCCATTAAATTCTTCCTTGTGATGTTCTAAAATATTTAAACTCACTACTATTTAGTTTAAGTTTAAGTATTTTACTTTGTGTTTCTTTTGGTAACTTCCACCAATTACCTTTTGTAGAAGGATCAAATTCTGAAGCCCAAACTTGCAAAGCTCCCAAAGGAATTGAAGCAACTCTTTTTAAATCTCTTGTTTTAGAGTACCCATCATTAAAATTTAATAATTCCTTATTATGTTTTAAATGTGAATCAATATTTGTTTCTTCTTTAACAATTACTTTTTCTTCTTTTTCGTCTAAATTATAAGTAGTTGTTTGTAAT